TACCAGCAATATATGCTGAAGTTCCATTAATCACCGAACTAACACCTAAATAACCGCCGTTTGTGCTCCACCATAACGCACCAACAAATAAGTTAACTTCAACTAAAAATTTACTAGTCGCAGATGCTGGTGTAAGTGTTAGTGACATGCCATCAATAACTACATAATTTGTAGATGATGTACTCCATGTGTCTGTTTTTCGAGCCTGTTGAACTTGTAAAACAGCACCAGCATATCCAACTTTTGGTCTAGTGATTGCACCGTCTTTAATGATGTTTGTTGTAACTTTAGTTAGTGCCATTATTGTGCAATCTCCCAAACTGTAAATGAACTTCTAACTGTAGGTGAATTACCAGGCGCATTGTTGTTAAGCCACACACCTTGACCATTAGGATAAACATCAATCGATGTAGTAATTTGTGATGTAGTGTTTGCTATAAAATTTGCAGTCAATGGAATTGGCACTGTTATAGAAGCACCAGAATTAATATACAGGTCAGAATATACTAATGGCGTTAATGTGTTTCCACCACTATTTGTAAATCTCACTGAGACATATGATCCACCTGTAGATTGCCAATACGCACCAATGAATTGGATTAATATTCTACTAGTTGCAAGTTTAGGAGTATATGACACACTTAAGCCAGTGCTTACCCATGCTCCGGAAACACTTGAAGTAAACGTAGAAGTAGATGTTGTTGTAACAACTTGAATAACATTACCAGGACTTACAATAGTGTTTGGTGATGTAATAACACCTATACCACTTGGTGTTTGCAGTGTGTCTAATTTAAGAATTGAAGCCATTATGGCATTACCTCGTATACATTAATAGATGAAGTCATCTGTTGGTTACGAGAGTCATCTGATGCATTTGGATTAAAAATACTAAATGGTTTTTCTCCTGAACCACCATTTACAGGATTCCAGCCAAATCCCATTGTATGAGACCCAGCTGAAACACCAGTCCATTGACATTGCCCAGTAACCATTGTGACTTGTAAAGTAGCTGACCACGCTCCATCATATTGATATGCAACGCCATAATCCCAGGTATTGTCTAATTTTAGACCAACGGCGCAATTGCCTGAGGCATATTGCGCACCAAAAACTGTACACGTTGCAATAATTATTGTATCTGCGCGTTGTTTAGTGAATGTACCACTAAACAAAATATAACCTGCTGCAACCGAACCAATTGAAGTTCTTGTACTATTTCGAATAGACTTCATGCCAATGACTGAACCGCTAGGCATAATTGAATAATCGACTTGAGTACCGACTAATCTATTTCCAAGAGTAATGTCAGTTCCTACACGAGATTGCAATTGATCTAATTTTAAAATACTCATCCGCCAATCTCCATCAAAATTAAAGTAGATGTACCAAGTTCATATGAGCCAACTTGGTTGGCCCAACCTGCCACTCTATTTGTGTATAAAGTAGAAGCACCATAATACATTGCCCAAACATTATATGTTATTGTGCTTGTCGTTGAAGGTGAATCCATATAAAATAAATTCATAGTTTCAGGTGTACTATTAGCGTCAGCAGATTCATATGATCGTGCATTACCAGTAATACCAGTACACACCGTGGCACCAGGATCTGGTTGTTCACCAATTCTTATACCTGAACGTTTAATACCCCACACTGAATTATATACAGCATCAGCTGCACTCCATTCGCCAAACCATCTAGCAAAAATTAAAATCTTACTAGATGTAGACTTAGGAGTAATTGTTGCTGAAAAATCTGTAATGTCATTTGTTACAGAAGAAGTTAATCCTTGGCTGTATCTACCAGTTAAGTGTTTTTGTACAACTTGCAATGTATGACCAGGCGCAATAAGATCATGTCCTGAAGGAACTGTGATCTTATTACCAGTTGCTGCATTACCTTGTAATCTATCTACGACTAATCGACTCATACGATACTCCATTCTGCGCCATCTTGAATTACAACAGTAACTCCATCAGCAATTGTAATTGGACCAGCAGAAACACCATTAACACCAGAAGGGATACTTTGATTTGAACTGATTGTGTTCGGATTTAAACGAATAAGATACTGAGAACCACCAATGTGGTTATTTGCATCCATCTTAGCTGCAGTGATTGTACCATCTGCAACTGTTTGAACTGTGCCTTGTGTACCAAGGTGAACTACTTCAATCTGTGCGCCAAGATAAGGCGCTTCTGAGAATACAATTTGTGAACCTGATGCAGCGTATGTATTTGAATGTTGACGAACACCATCAATTGTCACAATAATCGCAGATGGAGAAACTACGTTTCGACCTAATGTGAATGTGGTTGTAGTTCCATCTCCGACAGTAATGTCAGATGGATATTGTGAAAATCGCGGTGTATTTGAACCTGAAAGTAAACCCATATTTTATCCTATTAACCAACTAGATGACCGCTAAACCACGATTCTGCACCAGAATAAACACCAGTACCACCAGAGAATGCACCAGAAATTGTTAAATAATCTCCTGCATTTAAATTTAAAATACCGCTCCATTGCGGAGTAGAATATGTAGCTCCAGTTACGGTTGCATTAGCATACAAACCACTAGGTGCATTTACGCCATTAATGGCAAGAGTTGATTGAGTATATGCAGATCCATTTGCGTTAAATCGAATACCATGACTTATAAAATATTTCCCAGTCACTGGTGCAGTAAATCTACCAGTTGATGATGAATAATGATTGCCAGTATTATGACTAATCAAGTCCCATAATAATGTTGTACCATTAGTAGTAGTTGGACTACCATTCATACCAACTCTAAATGATGGTTGATATTGATTAGTCATGCGACCATAACCATCAATTTCAAGTGTTTTAATTTCACTAGAACCGGCAGTTGATGTAGTATAAATGCGTAACGATTGATTATAACCACCATTATTATACGTACGAATGCTGCCAAGCGAGTTTGAACCATCGCTCATTTGTAGAATTGTAGTTTCTACTGCAGTTGTAGAACTAACAATTTTTATTTTATCGTTAGCTACGCTTCTTGCTCTTGACATTATTGACCTTGTTTTGCTGCTAATTCAGCTTCAAAGAGTGCTTGACGTTCTGCAGCTGTAAGAACTGGTGCAGCAAGAACGATATCATCTTTAGTGCCTGTGATTGCTTCACCTAATGCAAGTTTACGTTGCACTTCTGATGCAATAATTTCTTCCATTGCAATACGGCATCGTTCATGTACTGCGTTGTCAATCCATTCTTGTTGTGAAAATGCTACTGCGCCAAGAGCTTTATCTTCGGCGTCTGAAAGTGTGATTGTGTATGTTTTTGTCATTTTAAAATTTCCTTTGTTTAACCAATTAAGTGACCACTAACGTGACTATAATTGCCACCATAACACATTATACCAGAACTTGTTGTACTGCTATACGCAATAGGTTCAGCATAATCATTTGCAGCTAAGTACATCACACATGAAACTGTAGTTTGACGAGGTGTTCCACTAGTTGTGTTATTTGATCCAACATATGTAGAACCATTTTTATTCCAACGCCATTGTGCATCACCGGTAGTACTATATGACATTGCGTTTAAATGAAGTGCGTAATATCCAGATACAGGAGCAGTAAATCTACCAGTTGAAGCGTTAAAACAACCGCCTGGAGTGCCATTATCATGATACTCAGACCAACTTGTAATCACAGTTGCTCCAGATGCTTCAGTAAAATTACCAGACTTTACTGCGCAAAATGAAGGTTGATACGGCATTAACACTGCGCCACCATAAGGATTCAAACGTAAATTATATGAACCTGTGCCAGGACCATTTGAACGTTGAATGTAACCATCACCACCAGAAATAACACCAAATGTTGTTAATGTACTATCTGTCGCGTGTGTGCGTAATTGTAATGCAGATGTAGTAACAGAATCTGCAAGATTTGTGCTATATGCTGATTGTGTTGAATTCCAAATCTGCATTGGACCAGTTAACGTATCACCAGCAGCATTCACATATCGTGTATCTTGTTCAGACTTAGTGTAAAAGTCTGCAACTTGAAATGGTCTAAAACATACGACTACAACTGAATCGCCTACTGCTGCACCACTATTTAATACGACTGTTGTACCATTATTAGCAATATAATCTTCAGTGTCAACTAAGCGTACACCATTCAAGAATACATCAATATCACCAGGTTGATAACCTTGAGAAATTGTGAATGTAGTCTGGCTTGCAGTAGCAGTAAAGATATTACGCTCTGCAGTTTTAATTGCTGCGGGATTATTGCCAGAAACTAGATAACTCATTATGCAATCTCTAGTAATGAAGCGATTACGTCAACGTTCTGATCGCTCTGAACTTTAAGCTGATCACCAACTTGAAGAACTAACTTCTGATCACCACCGAATAAAATCAATGAGTCGCCTAATGGAACTTGCGCATTCTTAACAACATAAACAGTTGTGCTAGAACGAAGAATAACAACACTAACGGTTGCTAGTGAAGTTCCTGTATTTGCAAGTGATAAACCGATAACTGTTGTTTGTGTTGCAGACGGCGTTGTATAAATTGTTGTCTGCGCAGTTACGTTTGCATTGATGTATGATTTAAATGTATTAGCCATGTTCTATTTATCCTAGTGCAATAGCCATTGCGACGGCTGCCGCTTCAGCTTCGATAATTCTGTTTGTGATAGTTACACCAAAGCTTGCGTCATTATTGACAGCTGTTGCTAATTCGCTCAATGTATCTAATACTAATGGTGCGCTGTTTACTAAACCAGCGATCGCTGTGCTTACGTCAGTTGTTGTAGCATATGTTCTATCTAGTTTTGCAGGTGTTACTGAGCCATCAACTAATTTTGCAGTTGATACTGTATTGTCTGATGGTGTACCAATTGATGATGGAGTACCATAGAAACGTACAACGATCTTTGCACCATTTGCAGGAGCTTCAGAGAATGTAAGCGTTGTATTGCTTACTGTGTATGTAGTTCCATCTGGTGATTGAGGAACACCAGCAACTGTAACAATTAAATGCTGTGGAAGAACTGCATTTTGTGTTAGCGTGAAACTTGTTTGTGCACCATTGCCAGTGAATGTATTATATAAGAAGTTGCTTGGAGCAAGTTTCGCAAATGTAATCGATTGATCTGATGGAATACCTGTTACACTAACTGGTCCATAGACAACGGTAATTTCAACACCACTTGCAATATTCTCAGTGAATGTAATTGTCTGTGGGTTTGTTAGAACGTTGATGTTGTAATGTGTTACTGGATCTTGTAAGATACCACCAACGAATACAAATGCTGCTAATGGAGAACCAACATCACCGCTCAAATTGTATGTTGCATTAGAACCATTGCCTGTGAAAATATCACGTGTATATGCACTAGCTGCAAGTTTCTTAGCAGTAACTGTACCATCACCTGGTGTAATTTCATTAGTGATCGGTGTTAAACCATAAACAAGTACTTGTGAACCTGTGTCAGGTGCAGATGTGAATGTTAGTGTTGTTCCGCTTAATGTGAAGTTATCACCAGGGAATTGAGGTACACCGTTGACAAACACAAGAATAGAGTTTTGTGAACCATATGTATTTGCAAGTGTGAAGACTGTTTGACCAGATGTAGATGTGAATAGTTCACGCGCTTGTGAACCAATACCTAAGTCACCAAACTCAAGACCAGATTCATCTGATTTTACAACAACTGTTTTACCTTGATGTCCAGTGTATGAACTAGGTGTATCTGTTAAACCAAGGAAGTTTGCAGTTACATCACCAGGTACAAAGTTTGTACCGTTCCAAATCAATGCTTGACCATTAGATGGTGCAAGTGTAGCAATATCAACATCCTTCAGTTTGTTGATTGATGTACCTGAAAGATTTAGATCACCAGTGAAGTTATGATCTGCTGTGATCGTGCGCGGTTGATTAATGTGAACATATTGTACGTGATCATCATCACCTAGACCTGACAATGCTCCATGATCAGATGCAATATATGCAGAAGTTGTAACTGATGAAATTGAACGCAAGTCCCAGATAGAAACTAACGTTGCAGATGGAGTATTAGTTAATGCGCCTGTGCACTTATAAACTAATTTGTAAAGCGGACGGAATTCTACAACTGGGAATCCGGTTAGAATCAAGTCTGCAAATGAAAGTGATTCAGCATCACCTTGAGTATCTCTAGCATTTTGACCAATGATACCAATAATTGGATAATTGACATTATTAGTTGCAAGTATGAATGTTACACCATACTTGTTATTACCAACATCCTCAGTTGACCATGTACCTGAAGTGTTTAAATTATATTGTGGGCAGTTTGTGCCTTGTTTAACTGGGAAGTTTGTTGGAGGATCGATCTTCCATTCTGCATTACCATTAAGATAAAACATTGGAATCTTAGCAGGGCCTTGAAGATCTTGTTCCCAAATATTTGAAGGTGTATTACTATGAGTAATTTGAACTTTCAAATCTTCATCATAAAATATACCACCATCCAAATCAAGTTGCATGTGTGAATCTAATGATCCATTACCACCTGTGATATAATTGGACGCAGTAAATCCTGATGCAATAACAGCACCACGAGTTCTATGCAAGTATTCGTGTGTTTGCCAATCTAATACAACGCCATGACGTTCATCAGCAAATAAAGGTGCATAACCTTCAGTTTGATTCCAATAGACATATGCTACTGGTGTCTGAGTTTGAAGATTGAAGAATGAAGTTTGATATGCAAGAGTGCCATCTTCTTGATATGAAATATAGTACAATCCAGTTCCTGGAGGAATTTGTACTTCATTAGTTGCAGTGATTGTACGCTTTACACCTTTAGTCCATACTTCATATGAAGTTGAAACTGGTGCAATACTAAACGTTCTATTTACATCATTAAAAGAAATAGACGAGTCGGTGCGATTGACGAAACCCATTGGTTCGCCAGTTGCTGCACTGATTGGGTTTAATTGGAATGTTAGGTTACCTGCGCCATCCGTTGTTAGGATGTGACCCGCTGATCCATCTGTTGTTGGATATGATAACCCTGCAATAACGGCGCCTTCTTCAACGACAAGGCCGTTCTTGACTCTAAAGTCTTTATTGATTGCCACTCTGTTTCACTTTCCACTAAAGGGCTGATTGAATTGTTTTATTTATTTATATTAAATTGGGAATGTGTTTTCTGGAGTAAACGTTGTACCACCAGTATAACGGCATGCATTGCTAACCCTAAATTTTCTATAAGTTGCATTAATATATTGTCCACTCGTATGATTTGATCTACCAATGCTTAATACATCAGGTACTGCGCTAAAAGATGACGATGTTGTCCAAGCATTTCGTTGTACACCATTTTCATAATGGCGCAATACACCATTATCACCTACCCATGCAACATGAACCCATTGATTTAATGTTCTCGCAGCAAACGGACTAGGAGTTGAATTAGCTTTAAAATAAAAGTTAGTTAAACGAGCTAATAAACCAGATGTATATGCATTAGTGCCTGCACCAAGTTCAACCTCAGTTTGCAAGGTTGCATCACCATTACCGCCAGTCTTATACAACCAATATTCTACAGTCCAATTCGAATTACCATTCAATGATGATAAACCTGTACCGTTATATAATAATCTACTATCAGCAGAAACATAATATCCAGCGTATCCACCAACTGTTTGCAAAGTACCTGCTCCAGAAGTTTCTGTTGAACCAGCAACTATATCTGTTTTATTAGTAGTTAATGGTGCATACCAAATAGCACCAGAATCAGCGTAAACGTTCACTGTAATACTAAATGCTCTTGAGCTAGTGTTGCCAGCATTATCAGTTGCTGTTATTGTGAATGAGTATGTAGTTGTTCCAGATGGAGCAGGTGCAGTACCAGTGATAGCTCCAGTGCTACTATTCAAAGAACAACCACTAGGTAAACTACCAGATGTTACCGCATATGATATAGTAGCGCTTGAATCTGGATCTGACGCTGACACTGAATATGAAATAGTTTTATCTTGAAAAACAGTTCCAAGAGAACCTGCAGTTGTGTTCCATACAGGAGTACCACCACAATCAATTACACTCGATAATGTCGCATTTAATCCAGATCCATTAATAACCTTGATACTAAGCGGTTCATTAGCAATTGTAAAATCTTGAGGTGTTGTAGCGCTTAATTGACCGGCATTAATATATGTAACAGCACCTGCATTATATTCTGTGCCTTGGCTTGTGACAAATTTTACAACAGCTAAACTATCAAAGAATGAACCATTGATAGTAAATGATGTACCTTGTTCACCATTATATGTTGTAGGTGATACAGTTGTAATCGATGGAGGAGTAGCAATTGAACCCCAACCTGATGCGCTATAGGTTTCAAAGTATCCTGTATCAGTATTATAGCGCATCATACCTAGTGCTGGTGATGATGGTCTTTGCGCTGTTGAACCAGATGGAACCTTAATACTATCACCTGGAAATACTTGATTAGGTTGTAAAGCTGTTGATTTTAATTTACGTGGCATAACTGTATTTATATTGCTATTACATTAGATAAATGGATTTTTCAAATGACTTATTATCATTAATGACATCAACAACCGATTGTATTTCTTCTTCTGAAAAATTATATCCGCCATCATATTTTAATGTTATAGTTTGCAATGAAAAATATAATTCTGGGTTATTGTTATAAAGTTGTTCTAAACCGTCTACTGTTATTTTTTGCCCGACATACGTTAAAACTTCATTTTGTAAGTTTAAATTGTTTTTATTGACAAAAGATGATAAGATCGCAAAACTAGCGTTATAACGTTTTAATGTACAAAATAATTCATGCTTTGGTTTACCAATAAATGGATTATACAAACCTTTTAACTTATACTTATTAATGATCTCATAGTATAATGCAATTTCACCATAGTGATCTATTTCCCCAGTACATAAGTAGTATTCTGTTGCATTTACTTCTTGAAATAGACTATCTAAGATGTCACTAAAATCTTTATCATTACCATAGATCACTTTAGTACCAATAGATTGCGTAAGTTTTTTTAAGTGATTACTTACAGAAGTATCTCTATCTTTATTACCTTTATAAAAATAACTTAGCGAAATTGGTATTACATTAGATCTTCCGTGGTCTTCAACTAATTTAAAATAACACGCAAGACTATCTTTACCTCCAGATAGCATGACAATAAATTTATTGCTCATTTACATTTCTCACAAAGTTGTATCTTGTTGACATTCTTTTAAATGTATTTTGCACAGTGTCAATTTTTAGAATAGATTCAGTAATATGATTTTTTGTTAAACCAGTTTTAAATGAATAGACTTGTATTTTATTAACGCTTTCATAATATTCTATTGTAAATGCACCTACAAATCTTGTAAAAATCAAATATAATAACGGTTTTACTCTATCATCAAGTTCTATGTCACATGCAATTTCAATTTTACCACGATCATCAGTACATAAAAACCCGTGAACCTTTTTATAACCAAACAACAAAGCTGGATTATGCAATCTAACAAAATACTTTTTATCTTTTGAAAATATTACATTTGAAATAGTTTTTAAAAAATATTCATTATGACTATCAATCAATTCATCTAATGTACCAACTGAAAGTACTGTTTCATACGGGCCATCTAATTCCAATAGTTCGAATTGCTGATTAAAGTTTATTTGCTTAAACATTTCAAATTCATTATTATTAACGAATTGATGACAAGGAGAAACAGTAGCATTATCGTAACGCACCATTCTTCCCTTAATAAATGTCATAATAGTTTCTTGGTCAAACCTAGAACATTTATTTGGTATAGCCCAAAAAATATGACCATCATTCCAAAAATCTTTTAAAGAAACTGAATTATAATCTAGTTCATATTTGTTGTCTGAAATAATAACATCTGCTAATTCTGGTGTATATACAAACTCAGTATTGGGTACATTCTTAAGAATTGTTCTAGTTAAATTCAAATTATCAGTAAAAACTTTTAATCTTTGATCAATAAGCATGACATCAGACATATGGATATTCCATTCCACTTTTAAACATATGAATCGATTCAAAATATAAATCAATTCTTTGTTTCCAGTCAGTTTGCCAAGGAAATATAAATCCACTTCTTTTACTAGAAATAACTTTAGAAACTACTTCTTTATTATGTTGAATGTTTTTATACTTTAAATTTCTATAAACTGGTGAATATATCATTGAAAAAACATCACCCCATTTACTTAATACAGAAAATGGTTTTTCTTTTAATGATGCTATCAATCCAAACTCACTATTATAAGATGTCCATAAAGATTTAGAACTATTTAATAATTGAAAACCACTTACAGTTTGATCAATAACTCGACCTGGCCATTTTTCTTTAATATCATTAGCAGACTTATCAGTTATTACTGGATGTAATTTAATCATAGCTAAAGGATTATCAACTAATGCTTCATCTAACTTTTCCCAATCTATAGAATGAAATAAGTTTGATCCTGGTAAAAATACAATATGATCGTATTTAGAACTCGGCGTTTCTAAAATATATTTGTCATTCAATTTTTCTAAAAGAGTGTCGCTGATATCACCTTCTTTATCTTGTGATAAAATTGCATCAACATTTCTACAATTTATTTCAGCATTTCTAGTACTAATTAATATTCCACCCATAGAATCGTGATATGAAATTGCATTTACGACATCATTAACGACTTTAGTATTATCGTTACGTGGCGGAACTCCACCAATTAATGGACCAACATTATACTTGCATGTCAATTCATACTCAGCACACTTTTTTATAATATACGTTTCTATTTCTAAAAATGTAGACTTATCATACAGCGGAATATTACTTCCTATTCTAGATTCATTTGTCCATTCACTGTCAATTGTGTTCATTATATTTTACCTACGTATGTTATTAACCATGTACTATAATTTATAGTAGTTGTGTGCGATGTAGTTTTTGTACCGATATTGTTCGTTGTATCTTGATAGTTTGTAATAAACGAAGTTGTTGCACTTGTAGTTTGTGCAGTTGACCAACTTGTATTTTGAGAAGTAGTTTGACTATATATCGTAGAGTAACTAGTTGTGCCTGACCAAGCAGTTGTATAATAAGTCAAGTATGAAGTAGTTCCATAAACGTAACCACCTTTAGTTTGACCAATTATCGTAGAGTTAGATGTAGTATGACTTGTAGACCGACTATAAGAAGTAGTATTACTTGTAGTTTGATTATACGACGTAGTAAAACTTGTTGGTGCTGATGTAGTAAGATTAGTACTCCAACTTGTTAAATTACTAGTTGTATTGCTTTTTGCTGTTGTAGCAGATGTAGAGAAATTAGTGCTATATGATGTAGTAAACGTAGTTGTACCACTATGCAACCACTTTTTCCATAGAACTTGGTTATTTAACTTTAACTCAAATAATTCATTACCATTAAGATAAATGTTTTGTATTTGCGATAAATCTACCTGTTGTTGTGCCATGTATATCCTTATGTGGTAATATACAGACTAGTTCCAGACACAGTGAACGTAGGAATAGATGGTTTATTAGTAATGTTCGCCCAATCAACAGGTGAACTAGATCCACTATTAGATCCACCACCGCTTGCAACAGTTTGCACGGCTTCAGCAACAGCTTCTTGTTTTACAACAACTTTATCATTATTTAACTTAGTTTTAAATGTTGCAATTGCTGCGGTTAGTCGTTGTAATTTACTAGTTTTTAAACCCATAATAGTACCTCTTTAAGGTGTAGATAACGCTTCAATTTGTGCGATAATATCATCTATCATTGCATCAACTTCAGTCTTAGTATAATAACTTGATAAGTCTACAGACTCGCTTCCGCCGCCAGAAACATAGCCAGTTGGACGTGCTAAAATGCGCACTATAACTTCATCATTTAATGATAACGCAGATGTAAATGTTAATGTGTTATCAGAAATTGTATAATCTGTAGTAGGTGCTTGCATAACATCATTAACTAATACTATACAAGCATTTACTGTTGTAGATGTACTAAGTACTACTGCAGTTTGACCACTAGTAGCAGTGAATGTATCTACTAGTAAATCTACAGTAGTAAACGCACTAGTTGGAATTTTATTAATTGCCATATTTATACCAATGTGTCAAAACGAGCTGTGCGAATCACTGTATTATTTGATGCAGGTGTAGCAAGTAATCTCACATTACCACCATTAATGTCTGCATCTAATGTAATCAGTGCACTAGCGCCAGTGTAAACTGTGGAATATTCTGTCATATAAACGTCAGTGCCATCATGGATAACCATAACCTCTGTCATATGATATTGTGAACCACGTGTTGCTTGTACAATATACTTTGCACTTCTAATTTTAGTAACGCTGAATGTGTCTACAATCTGATTAGCATCTGTAGTTGATGCTGTATAAATTGCACGAGTCCAATCTGAAACTGGAACAACAGTGTTATCAGATTTTTTAAGAAAGACTTTGCCATCAACTGTGTTAATTGCCAATTCGCCATCGACTAATGCACCAGACGAAGGTATTGCACCTTCGACGACTGATCTTTTAAACTGAAGCACTGTTGCCATCTAATTACTCTTCTGGTTTATTCTCTACTGAAGAACTTGTAAAACCATCAGCAGGTTTATCTTGTTCTGCTACTTGTTTTTCTAATTCTTCGATTTGTGTTTTTGCAATTTGCAATTGCGTCTCTAACATAACGATTTTATTTGTCAAGTCAGAAATTGCGCGTTGTTGGCGCTCGATGTATACGTTAACAAATTGTTGTTGATCAACTTTCATAATATCTCCAATAAAATAATAGACCTGTCACTATTTATGACAGGTCCCAAAAGCAATTTTTAGTATGTACCGCAGTCGATGTGACCGAATGATGGAACACCAGAACCATTCATCTGTAACACTTGACCAGTTACACCATAAACACTTGTTGAATCTTCGTTATAGAATACAACATTACCAGAACCATTAACACCCATCACTGATGTGTTTAGATAGTTGCCTGATGTAAATGTCATGCTATCAATTAAAGCGTTACTGAACTTAACGTTTGCTGCAGCACCAGAAATAACTTCAGAAGCATTTGTCGCATCTTCAATAAATGTGAAGCGAGCTGCAGATGCATCGTAACCGAAGAAACCTTGTTTAGCGTCAGTACCATCATGCCATTGGAACAAGATGCCCTTATCCATGCCATCAGGAGCAGATAAAGCAGTATCACCACCAAGGATGAAGATCGGATCATCAACCGTCACAACTGTAGAGTTAACGGTTGTAGTTGTACCGTTGATTGTCAAGTTACCTTCGATAACAACTGAACCAGCAGAACCTGTTGGGTTTGGATCCAAGTACATAACACCACCAGTAGTTGTACTGATTGTGTCACCGAGAATCTTGATCTTACCAACTTGCAATGGAATAGATGTGTCTGTGAAGACCATTCCATTTTCATCAAGGTTTACACGCTTGATACCATCAGTGTAGAATTCTAAGTCGTTATTGTTTGCACCTGGAGATGTTTCTGCACGAATGAATGTATTTTGGTCAACGTCGATAACACCACCAAGACCTGTCCAATTAGAACCATCATACGCTTCATATCGTAGATCTGTTGTGTTATAACGAATCATACCGGCAACCGGTGTGCCTGGGCGTGATGCTGTATTACCAACTGGAATCTTAACAGCTGTTGCTGAGTTGATGTTTGTTACACCAAGAGCATTAGGTTCAAAGTTAATATCACCATTGCTATTTGTAGCAGCGATAGTGTTACCATTGATGTTTAAGTTATCAATGTCTGCAGAACCAACTACGTCTAAATCACCAACAAGCACTAAGGTGTTTGTATTCGTGTTGAATTGGAAATTGCCTGAGTCAACTAATTCACCGTTTGTACCAGCGAATGTAACACGACCTGCAGTTAGATCTTCAACGTTTACTGAAGCCAATGTAGATTGACCATCAACATTTAATGTACCAACGATTTGTGTGTTACCTGTTGCATGAGCAACGGTAAACTTGTTAGTACCTAAGATGAATGATGTACCATCAAACGTCATGTTTGCTGAGTCAACCAATTCACCATTTGCACCAACGTAAACTAAACGTGTTGCAGTTAGGTCTTCTACATTTAATGATGCAAGAGTTGATTGGCCATCAACATTTAGTGTACCAGTTGCATGAATATCACCAGTATGTTCTAATAGACCAGACAATGTAAGATTCGTAGCAGTGAAAGTGATATCACCTAATGTATTTAGGTTAATATCACCTGTACCATTTGCAGTTACATTGATATCACCATTCGCATTAGTAGATGTAAGACTGTTACCATCTAAACGTAGATTGTCTACGTTGAAGATGTCAATCTTGCTATTCGAATCGACGATTAAAGCTGATGACGCAGTTAGTGTACCTGGCGTATGGTCTAACTTACTTGTGAAGTATGTACCACCGATAACTTCGATATTTGCAGCTGCACCAGTTTGTGAATCTTCTGTACCTGTACCAATATATAGACGTTCACCACCATTTGATAGTGTGCCCGTTAGGTAAGAATATGCTAACTCACCAGTGGCAAGCGCGGATGGTGAACCGCTTACGCCCGAGTTCTTGATTTTAATAATTGTACTCATGCTTAGTACTTGCCTCCGATGATTTTTGTTTTGCTACGTGGATGATCGACTTCTGATTTAAGAACAAACTTTGCAGTTTGCTCATCATATACCATCATCGCACCGTCTTCTAGTTGTGTTGCATCAATATCAGTAAGATCCAGTAAGCTCATGGATTGAATACCAAGAGCCATTGTTTTTACCTTGATTGACTTGTTTGTATTAAGTCTTACCTTTAAATCAGCCATGTGATTTACCTCGTTACTCTAGCAGTTACTGTAACCTGTCCTTCAACCACTCGAATAACAGGAACGCCTGACGTGTGTACAATTTCAACGTCATAAACATAACGACCTGGTTTCATTGACGCCGTTTGTGTTGGTGTCAACTCAATCTTGATTTTGCCTTGACCTTGAGAAGTCAATTTTGTACATGCAAAAGCATATGACGTAGAGGATGTATAAGTTCTACGAACTTGTCCTCGTACGGTATAATTTGTAAGATCTAAAGCGTTTCCGACTGTATCTTCTACGGTAATCGTAGAACTAAAATCAGATCCTTGATCCATGATTAAATTTGCAACAATTGCCATTGAAAATTCTTTATAAAAAGGTTGTTCTGGCTTTATTTATATAACTTGCTGTTCAATGGCATCAAATAGTTGAATTCTGGCATCAATAGCTTTAATTGCTGCTTGCTCAGCCTCATGGATTAAAAATGGATCGTTTTTACAGAAATATTCTACCAGTTTCTCTGACATTGGTCCATGATCTTCTCCATCAACCTCAATGTGACGTTCTAGATAGTAATAAAACTTTGGAGCATTTAATCGTGACATCTGGGTTTGCTTAAGTACTCGCTTAAACATTGCAGGGATTGCAGTCTCACGTCCATAGCAAAATGAAGCGGCCGCGCAATGAGGACCTTTGTAGATCGCGTCAAATGTGGTATTCACAAATGGCTCAACAACTTCAGGGGCAAACCAATGAACACCATGCTTTTCAACCTTGGCGAGATATTCTCTAATCAAAGATGTATCTGCACCAACCTCCATCATGGCTTGGAGGTACAAGTCAAAGTGGCTAATTGGACTTCCATCTTGGCCAATATCAGATTCTTCACACAACACAATTTCATTGATGGTTCTAGCAATTTCAGATCTAGTGCCAGAGGTAGGCAACCACAATCTACCAGATGGAACCACCTCATGTTGTATGGATTTTAATAAACTCATGAAGTCCCATACTGCAAATACATGGTACTTCATAAATGTTCTTAGATCATCCATGTTCTGAATAACAGTTGTATTCAATAATGGATGTGCATTTAATGCATCTTGGCGTTCTTTAATTTTACTTAGGTTTAATTTCATCGATGCCAATTTCCAATAATTCTACAGGACTTCCAAATAATAATGCAAATGATTGCTGTTGGATTGCAGAGAACCAAATCTTTTCAACTCTACAATTATGCATGAATACTTCATCTGGGAATTTAATTGGACAACTAGACTTACATAGTCTACGCACAGGACATGTATAGCAATGCTCATTCTTTCTGTCCAAGTCTAATCCAATAATCTTAATCCCTTTAATATCATTGATATGACCGCCATTAAACTTCTCAGACGTATGCGGACACAATCTAATATTACCACGAATGTCGATCGATAGAATATCAGCAGAGTCTGCACCACAACTTGATACCATTGTAATAGGGATTTGATGACGTGTCAAACCCGCATATTTTAGAACACCAGTATCATTATCAATAATATTGGTATTTAGAATTCTATCACCAGTGGTTTTGATCTGTTCAATTCCAGCAACAATAAAGTCATTGACGATCTTCTTAAACTTAGGTAAATCATCACCTTTAATTACATGTTCTGCAGAGTTTTTACTATCGCTGTCATCATATACACGTGCAGGAATATAACTCATACGCACATGTTTCAATTCGAATGTATCTGCAACATCTTTAAAGTAATCATTGATTGCAAATAAGTCATAGTTTGTGGCAGATACAACGCAGTTGAAACTATATTGCACCTTAGGATGCATATCATCTAATTGTTTTAATGTATTAACAACTGATGCTTTGTCAAAGATATTCTCACCTCTGAGTGTTTCATGACCTGGTCCATCGTGAGATATACCCATCATCACAGAGGCTTCTAATGTTTTAAAGAAGTCGACGTGCTTTTGACGTAATGGAGAACCATTAGTCGAAATATAGAAATGTCTATTAGGTGCATCTAAAAATTTCATGATTGGGACGATATCATTCCAATATAAGAATGGTTCACCACCCCAAAGTTCGATGCGCTCTAAATCAGATAAGTCCAAATTATTTTTAACAGATTCGATAAATGATTCTAGCCAGAAGTTTTCTGGTCTTTCATCTGGATTACCAATATCTTTTTGCATGCAATACGTGCATGAATAATTGCATGCATGACCTAATAGAATACGCATAGCGACAGGTCTATTGGTTTTATGTGTTACACCAAATAAGTTTTGCGAATTAGCATTCTCGAAATATTCCTGACCTTCCTTTGGAGGAAGTGACATTAATTCACCGCTCTCATTATAGATGCTATTGTCTTCAGTTTTATAATAAAAAACTGTGTTACTATTTGTGACTTTAAATTTACTGTATGGCATTATTAGACTCAATCAAGGGGATTACATTATCACTGACATTAAACAAACCATATTTAGTTTGTGTCCAACCGTCTTCTACTAATTTATAAAAGAACCTGGACTTAGGTGGGATCATCACTGCTGGGATAAAATTAAAATTTGGATTCACAATATAGTTTTGTGTTTCCTCGTAATAATCTTTGAAATGTGCATGTTCTGCTTGATCTTTCCATAGACCATATTTAACTTGCTTACGTCTAACTAAACTGTATAAAAACGCTTGCATATTAATTTCATTGCAAAACGTAAAGAATGGTTCAGCTTCAATATTTGCAGAATCGTCACATGAATAATAGAAACGATCATAGTGCAATTGAATAGATTCACGATAAATCTGTTTAATTCCAGTGTCTGAGTTTTCAACCCATGTATTCTGATATTCTGTCCAATCGTGGTTTAATATCTTTCTATCAGGACTTCTGAAGTCATGGATAACACAATTATTTAAACCAAGTTGATTGACCCATTTAATAATCTCTTCGAATACTTCTGGGTGGCCACAGTCAACATACTTTACTTTCTTAACACCATATCGTTCGTGCAGTTCTTTCACTGCAGATAATACTTTTTCTGCACCTGTATGCTTGATAAAATCAGTGCTAATACCAATATCTGCTACACCAGCAAGATTCAATTCTTTTAATCGTAGCAATCTAAAGATAGCATTATCAGTTACACAGATATGGAAACGATGTGCATTTTCTTTATACCATGCATATTGTTTAGGGTGATTATATTTTAAGAAGTAGAGGTCTTCATTAGTTCTAAGTTCCATGAAATAATCAAAGAACTTATTCCAGATTGGTTCCATCTTTTCAATATTATCATCGAAGATGGATAACGGTTTTACTTGTTCAAGTTTGTCTTTAATATAACAAACCTTGCACCCAGCATCACAGTAATATCTTCGACCCAAACTAAAATAAATGTCATATTGCAATGAATGCAATGCATCTTCTTTAAGCCAATATTCGCCTAAATTTTCATATGTGTCAAAGTTATTACCGTCGTTCATTGTTCAATCTCAAAATCAGGATTAATTCCAACCCATTCTAAAATGCTTTTCTTTTCGTGCAGTTTATCTAAGTGCATCATAATATAATCCATGGCAGTATAGAATTCTGCGCAGTGACCTTCTGGTTCTCTATCAAATAGATGGTACATGTATTTTAGACCACAACTACTTTCTTTATGGCAACTTAGGCAATCATCTCTGATTCTAGATTTATTGCCAAGGTTTTTCCATATCTGACGAGTTTTCCAATTACCAATTCTGCCAGCATCAATCTTATATTCTAAGAATTCAAATTCTGGATACATGTATCCATCTGGACCTAAGATTAATTTATGATGTTCACCAAAATATGCTTTATCAATCTTGGTATAACAACCATCGACAAACACATTCAAACGCTTGATATAAAGAATCTGGATGAGTTGAATAAAAGCATCCATAAATTGTGGAATATTAATTCGATCAATAATAACATCGAATTTATCTTTACCACGCTTATGTCTAAGCGGAATAATGTTAATTGTTCTGCAGTTTGTCTTATAACATGTATTGACAATCGTCTTAATATTGTCAAAAGAGAATGCAGTCTTATTATCTATTGGCATTACAAACTGCCATTGCCAAGTGTCACAGTACTTGTTTAAGACTTCTGCCATTTCATAAACATCAAAACCTTCACGGTTTTCTTCTTGATACATGAAGTCATAGCTTACAGTTGCACGCAAAATCTTGTTGTATTTTGCGAAGAACCATTCATTCTCTTTGACCAAAGAACCATTTGTGGTTAACGTAATTTTCCAATCATGTTCAAGCGCCATTGGATATAACCATTGCATGATTTGTTCCATACGCTTGATGAATAATAATGGTTCACCGCCATGGAATGAAACTAACTTCAAATCATTTGGTTGTGATACAACCCATTCGAAGAACTCTTTCATTTCATCGACATTGGTCCTATTCACATTTTGACCACCAATAGATTCGATATAACCTCTATCACAATACACACAATCAAAGTTGCATGTATTGCCAAGATATAAAGTTATCAAGTAAACCTTATTCAGCGGTTTACTTGGAATCACATTAATTATAGAGTCTTTCACTGAATGTTCCATGGAATGTTTTAGAATTTTGTAATACAGTAATATGTAGCAATGTTAAGTAGAAGCATCTTTCTAACATAGAAGTTGCTTTACGTTTTTCAGGATTATGCAACATACCACTCTTTTGCATCACATAATAATAAAATTCGTCAATTTCCATAGAATCATCAGTCATTAGATTCTTAACTTGGTCTACGTAAGTATCTGCTTTAAATTCTGGATCAATTTCTTTATCAATTATCTTTTTCCAAAGCGCCAATAGATGCTTATAATCTGCATTATCAATTCCAGTATGAACTAATTCATTCTTAGGATGATAATTAAAATAATTGAAGAACATTAGATAACTTAGACCACGAACAAATGCAACTTCTTCGCCCATATCATTACATGCTTTTGCAATTGATTCATACTTATTTCTAGTTTGTTGCTTAATAATATCTTCTTGCAAGTCGACATATAGTTTAACAATCTTTTGGCACATATCATCAGGACTAAACATTTTAGCACCGATATCCAAATTACCAGCTGGACATTGATAACATGCATTCTTATAATCACAAGTTTGGCACTGTTCCTCAGTTTCAAACATTTTATTATATTCTTGCTTGAATAGATTATAACGATCAGTATAAATTACGTCTTGATAAACATTGCCCAAAATGGCTGAATTACCTGCACCAGCTTTTTGGTTTGTGAAGAAATAACAACCGGAAAAATCTCCAGATGCATCGATCGCAATCATCTCTGAACCAATCATGCAATTTTCTTCACCTTTTTGACCAACACCTTCAGAGAAGTGGATTTCTAAATTCTCATATTCAGATAATACGAATAGAATATCTTTGTGCAATTGATCCCATTCATTATCTGCCCATTTAATGAAGCCTTTAGATGAGTCTAAGATTAATGGATGTACGACAAGTTTTCTAATTCCACGATCATGCAAGTTCTTAACAAACTGCTTGAAATGTGGTGCATTTTCACGAGCAAGTGTGCAACGAATTAATACTCGTTTTGCAAGTTTAATATCTAATGGCATATCAGCAATTTGTGCCATCAGTTTATCAATTTTATCTTGGCCAATTTCTCTGTGATCGACCTCTGCAATATCAGTGTCTAACGAGATAAGCATACTAGTAAAATCGTATTTGAAATACTTTTCAACTAGATCTTTTGTGACCAATAATCCATTAGTAACGATACCAATGTTGGTGTTAATATCACCTTTAGAATTGCGTGACAATTCATCCTGATTCTTTTCTAAGAAGTCAAGAATAATATCTTTATGGATTAGAGGTTCACCGCCGAAGAATTGGAATACTTTTCTTTGACGATTATTAGAGTTCACTAGGAATCTATATGCAGATAATAGCGACTCATTGGTGAATCGACCAAAATCTTTATTGTGTTGCTCGTAGCAATATGTACATGACAAATTACATGCATTTGTCAAGATTAAATTCATCTGTTTTAATTCCTGGAACAAATACGACGAATCAGATAGTTTATCTACCTTTTCAGTATCTGACGGAATAACAGAGATTAATTTATTTTCTTTTACCAACCCTTTAGGCGTGACAATGGTTTGGGATTCAAACTTTAATGTGCCATCACCCATTTGAATAACAGAAGCTTTATGTTGTTCTTGCTTTTTAGTTTGTTTTTCTTCGTTTAGCCATATTATATGTTTTTTCATTTCACGCCTATTAGTTTATTTTAGAATGTTCCTCTAGAACATTGGCACTGACATTGACATTCACAAACAGTTGTATAATCATCATAGAAAATATGATTATGTGATTGCAAACTTTCAAGCACATCTAACATCTGTCTAAATGTGTCTGCAGTAATTAAATCACCTGCACTTTTATTAGGAGGAGTTGAACCACCACCTGTGCCTGATACGTCTGATACGTTTTCTACGCCCATAATTGCTCCTATCGAATAATGTCCACTACGTATTCTTTAAAGAATCTGTTTTTACTTGCATGGAATGTCATATCCATTACAGTTCCAGTATTCCATCGTAATGAAATATATCCTTTGTCTTTATTTATTGTACTTACACGGATCGTATTTCCATCGAGAACGTAATCAAAATTAGTATCAATCTTGATTTTCGCATCTTTGAAAAAATCTCCAAGATGTTCTTTAACGAACCATGAACCAAATGGCTGAATAGTAAATTCATCACCACGGACAAATACATTATTCTCACCAATCACTCTAGCATTTTTACTAAACTTAGGTTTAAACACAACATCATTCATATTCTTTAAATGATTTGATATCGTATAAACTTCATTCTCATCATAGACTCCATCAATATTATTAATGGTTTGAATAGCATGAGGATTCATAACCATATAATATAATGGCACATCACGAGTTTTAAAACAGAAAAACCATGGAATTAATGTAGGGTTTACAACTGTTTTGCCACTAATTAAATCTATTACATCGTTACCATTTCTCATATAGAACGATGCATTTGCAATAACCTCTTGTTGTGAAAGAGCTTTATTCTCCATGATAGACGCATATAATACAATTTGATCAACTGTATCATCAACTATGCTTGCAATCTTTGAAAAGTTTAATCTAATTTCAGTAGATAACAAATCAGGACTATATGGCTTTTTCAAAATCAAACATGACTCATCTTGTGATTTTGTAATAGCAAATCTGTTATCGACTCTTTCGAAAAACGAAATTCTACTATTATAACCTTCAGCATTATTATTACCATTCAATCCAGGTTTGATACTAACATTCGACATATTGATTGCATCATCCCATGGATCTGGATGCCCAATATTAGTTTGGATTAAAAATACTCTTTTCATAATGATTTCCTATATTGCTTCAATTCATTTGGCGTAGTCATTTTATGACCAGTTAAATTAGATGCAATTCTCAAAATACTTGCTTGCAATCTTTTCTGATCATGCTCATCAAACTTGAGTACATCTTGCAAGAAATGATCAAATAATTCAGGATTTGGCAAGCGTGAATGCACCGACTTCTTATTTATGTCCAAGGTCGATGCAGCCTTAATGGAAATGAAATATCGATTAGTCATGAATAACTGAAAGACTGCCAAAATACCTTTTGCATTGTCTTTAGTATAATACTTTCGCATGAATGCTTTAAATGCACCTGCATGATTTGCTTCATCTAATACTAAAGAACGATATATTTCTTTAATTAATGGCTCTTCATGCCAATCTGCCATTTTTCTATACCATCTAATGACAGATAATTCAGTGCACATATGCAACGCCATCGTTTCAGCAACTGTCATTGGAGAATCACTAAACTTAATAGCAACTTCTTCAAATTCGTGCAATGTTGCTTCATGATCAGGAATAAATCGTTTAGAATATTCTTTTAAAATAAATGCATGCTTATGTTCATCATGAACCCATTTAGCAATGAATGAATGTAAGTCTAAATCGGTTTCAGGAATTTCTTTCAGCATTGATAATGCCGCAGGCAACGATGCATACTCAATAACAGTATTCATCTTAATAACTTCAGCATGAAACGAAGAAAGCTTATCGTCCTGATAAGCTTCCCAATTAATGCTTGATGCATCGAATGATTTGTTCAAATATATTTTTTGTGATAACATAATATAGTCCACGTTTATTATCCAGTTCTATCATCTATTGCGTGATTATGATAACCATATGCACGCATTGCTCCAGCCATTTCGTTGTGTTTACCAGCAGTGATAGTAGTTGTAGTGCTAACACCACCTAAAGCTCCAGGATTATTACTATAACCACCAGTGCTACTATCACGTATATATGTATTTCTATCCCCATTATTACCATACGTTGCAGTTTGGTATAAATCGTCATACGTATGATAGTGACCAATAGCATTGTTGATCAAATTAATCAAGGTTTGAATATCACCTTGATACACTATAGCACCAGAAGTAATTTTAGAACGAAGCGTAGAAATATAACCACCTAGATTTCCTAGATCATTGTAATACCAACTTTTGTGATATCTAGTTACTTGTGCCATATTAGTCTAACCTTAAAACTTCATTGAAGAGATATGCGTTTGTGCCATCATGAATTCTAATATAAACATTCTCTGCGTCTATATTCTTCATGCTTAATAACGGATTAATGATAGCATTGTTAATTATGTCGATAATTTCTGCAGTATTTTGCTTATCGACATAATATTTAATATAGTTTCTTGATTCTTCGCTAACCATTGAATGTGTCAAGAAGTCAGTGTATATGTTATTGTAACTTGGATCAATGAAAATATCATTTTCTCCAAGCGATTCAGGGAACATTTCGTTTACTGCTTCATCACTTCCGATGACAGCAATATATTTTTGTACTACATCATGATCAGCGAACACCAAGACATCTTGCAATTCAGGATGTTGAAATGCATAATCTCTTAGTGCTGCAGCATGTTGTGGATTTACTTGATAAGGCATTCTACAATCACTTCACCGAATGTTGCATTAGATTCTAGCGCAAAACCAATTGGATTTACTTCACCATAGACTGCGCGCCCATCAAAACCTGCCATGATGCGTTGTCCTTTAATGATTGGACCCATGACACGAACAGGCACACGACCAACTAAAGCAATTGCTTGTCCTTCGCTTTCGCTATTCATTAGGTACGCTGGATCTGTTGATACAACACCAATTGCTGGTTGACCAATTGAATATGACGCAGTACATTCTGAACTTGAACCTGGACCAGCAATAACAACTACTGTTCCTGGCAAATACTCTTGGTCAGTTGTATATTTTTCGGCTAAGTCAGCATATCGAGCAGCTGTTGCTGTACCATTGAAAACGTTGGCTGTTAAGTTACCAGAGCTATCGCGTGCAGCAACTGTATTACCTGTTGCAGTAACAGTTTGTGTTTGACCATTCAACAAGAATGAATCCGCAGCTTTACCAGTTGTGCTTAATGGTGTATAACCAAGTGATGAACTAATATCACCTGCAGCAATTGTACTACCTGCTGTTGCGCGACCTTTAGAATCAAATGTGATTTTTGTATATGTGCCTGCAGTAATACCGCTATTAGCAAGTGTCAATGCGCTTGTGACATTACCAGAACCATCAAATGATGTAGTCCAAGTTGCATCACCTGTGATACTAATTGAACGTGCAGTTGCTAATCTAGAAGCTGTACCACTTGCATTACCTGTTAAGTCACCTGTTACATTACCTGTGACGTTACCTGTTAAGTTACCAGTTACATTACCAACTAATGGACCGTTGAATTGAGTGGCAGTCATTTGTCCAGTAACTTGTAAGTTACCAACTGCATCTAGTGTCAATTCAAATGTATCAGAAGTGTCAACACTAATTTTGAATGTAGTATTTGGTGTCGCTTCGATCATATCGCTAATTGGTTTTAGCGTAGATCTAATTTCATTCATGCCATCGACTACAGTTTGTGCTGTAGTTTCAAGTAAAGACGTATCACCAATGAAAGCACCGATTTCGTTGGTCTTAGTTCTCCATGTTTCAAACGTGTCTTGGATATTTACGTTAATAGCTGACATTTAATTCTCTCTATTTTGAATATTTGCTACTAGAATTGAAAGCATCTGTTTAATATCACCCAATTCTTGTTTGATGTTGTTAATATCATCGTCGTGTTTAGCTAAAGCGTTTTCCATAGCTCTTCGTTTTTCACGACGATTGATATATGCATTATAGCCTTCGTCATCTGTATTTATGATTGCACGTGAAACAGGGTCTCGTAAGAGCCTTGTTTCACTTTCAACCTTTAGCATATCATTATGCACAAGCAATGATCCTTAGATCTTTAACACGTGGTACACGCGCTGAGTTACTTGACTTGAATACTAGCTTAACTGCTAATGCATCGAACGCTGTCAAATCTTTCAAATCAAATTCAATATCATAGAATGTATTTGGATTTGAAGTCTTTGTAATTGCCTTAACTGGAGAAGTTGCTTGTGTATAGTTGAACTGAGAAATATCAGTTGTAGAACCAGATGGAAGCAACTTGTACCATACTTCAACATCAGCACCAGAAACTGCTGGAACGTTTGCTGAGAACATGATCTTCAAGAATGTTGAAGGCTTAGCAAGTGTAATAGTACTTGTTACATACTTAGATTCTGATGAACTTCCGACTGGAGCGATATCAGAAACATAGTTGTCAAGCATGTTGATAACAGCAGTTGTACCAGATTGTGTTGTGAATGTATGGTCAGTTGTGATACTTGAACCATCAGTTGCAACACCAGTCACTAAGATTGGATCAACAGTATTGTTAGTTCCAGAACCAGTTCCGCTCAACTCAATATACTTACCAACATTGACACTCTTAACACGTGAACGATAATCACTTACGTTCGCGATACTGATAGTTTTACCAGCAAATGAAATTGCTGTACCGCTAGTAGCAGAGATAATTGTTCTATCATCGACTGCATCAACGTTCTTGCTAACTGCAGTGTATGTGTCAATCTTGTTCTTGATAGTAATCAATGACATGCGTGATGTATCGATAACTGGAGAAACGTTAGCGTTATCTGTTGTCATACGTGCAGTAACTTTTACCGACTTATCAACTGTATTAACTTCAGAAGCTACCACGTGTGGAGCATCAAAGTATGTAGTGATGTTTGGAACAATAGATGTTGGAGATGTCTCCATTTGGTATGTTTCATTCATTGGTGTCATATCAAACGCCAATGTTGTATCAGCAAATGTTTGTGATGAAACAATCAAGTTTGCAGCATCATAACCAACGTTAACCGTTGCAACAACTGTACTTCCACCAACAAAACCTGATGCAGTTGCATTTGTACCAACATCGATAACGAATGAATCACGTTCAGCGCTTACGATTTGGAATTCACCGTTCAAACCAGTTGTTGAAGTTGTAACAATGCCGTTATATGTTGCACTTGGCACACCAACGATTGTAACAGTAGAATCGATTGGCATTGCATGGTTAGGTGCAAATACACGAACCTTAGGTGAACCGCTTGTAGTCTTAAATGGATCTGTTTCTAACACAATTGCTGGCAATGGTTCGTTATTGAACTCAATCGCTGGATTTGCAGTTGTATTGAACACTGCTGAGTGGATTCTAAACTTCAAATCTTGCTCTTGGTTAGCAGTCCATGTAGATGCGTTTTGTGATTTAAACAATACACCTGCGTATGGTTGTTCAGAGATGAAACGGTTTGTACCGATATTTTGTTCACCTAGTTGAGCAATCCAAACACGATAGTTGTTAGAATCTGATAACAACACTACGCAATATTCTACATTATCTTGCAAATACACTGGAGATTCGAATGTGAATGTTGTTGCAACGTTTGCAATTCCAGTTTGGTCAACATTTACTCGATCAGGTGTTAATGTAACACGAGAGAATGGAAGAATCTTTTGACCTGGGTAACCGTTAACAACTTCGCGAATCTGCAAGTTGACTGGAACACCAATATCCTTAGTGGCGAAATATACATCTACTTTAGTGATGAAAGCACCACCAGTAGATTGCACTAAGAATGTTTGTGCCAATGGATCATACCAACCAGTGTCACGAGTCAATGCTTCGTCACCATAAACTGTCCATGGACGTGTTTCGCTAGCAGGTTGTACTGCAACGTCAGCGTTACGAACCGCGTTAATAGTCTTCTGTTTAGTTTCTAAAACACCTTGAGCACGATATTGTGTACGACCTTGAGTTGTGTAATCTAAACCACCAGTTGAACTGTCGCTCAACTTGAATTCACGAATACCTGTACGGAAGCGAATTGACTCTGTGTTAGGGATAGAGAACACACCAGCAACAGAACCGTTGAAGTTAGTAACTAAATCATCACCAACATCAAGAGGTGTAACTGCCTCAGTGATTGTATATTCAGCACCAGAGATAGAACCTTTGATGATATCACCAACTTGGAATGTACCTTTACGAATATTCAATACGTAAACCGCTTCAGCAGCAGATTCAACTGATTTTTCTGTCAACACTGCAACTGCAGTTACAGGACTATCGCTCTGTGAGTTGTAAGCTACGCTACCACGTTGCTTGACATAAACGACGTCACCTTTGTTATACGCAGCTTCAGCTTTAGTGCTTACTTGACGTGCAACTTCCTCAGCATCACCACCAACGTTTACATCAGTGTTGAATGATTTACCATTTCCAGAACCGATGCTAATTTTTGTAGAAGGTGTAATGAATGCCTTGATGTCAGTGTCATCGAAGAATGGATTTACTTTAGCACCAGGTTTCATACCCTTACATACGAATAGCAATTCACGTGAACGGATATATGGAATTAACGCTGTCTGTAATACACGATCTTCAACGACTTGATAGTCAATGCGTGGAGTAACAGTCGTTGTAACACCAACACGACCTTGAATAACTGATGTAGCTGGAGTTGAGAATGTTAATACACGAGCACCAGCAGCACCATTACCAAATGATGTTGCGTCACCACCAATAGCTTCTAATTCAGCTTGAGTGAATGTACGACGATCCATCCAACGACCAGCACCTAGACCATAGTCTCTGCTATCGAAACCACGTGTAACGACTAGACGATCGATGTTTTGTGTTTGGCCAACCCATTGAGTTTCCCAAGCACCCCAAACTGTACCCAATACACCTTTAGCTTGTAATTGAGATTGAACTGCGTTAAAGTTACCTTCAACGTTATTCACAATGTCTGGACGACGGTTAACTTCGAACCATTCATCTGATGGTGGATTCAATGATACACTACCTAAGAATGTAAAGATCGCAAATGGGTTTACGTTCTCTACACGAGACGCAAACGGTTGATTAATCAATACTTTTTCTGTATATGGTAAAGTGATGATGTCACCAGTTAATGCATAACCTGCAGCATCACGTGTACCTGATAGCTTAGTTTCTAACAAGTTAACGTTGTTCATTGTATAGAATGGGCGCAATTCTTTTGCACTCATATCAATAGAACATGAATAATCAATAGATGCTACGTCACCAAGATCTTGACCTTTGAAACTGTCAACGATGAAACCGTTCTTGAAACGATCTAGACCTTCTTCGTCTGGGATCGCCATAGATTTAGTTTCTTGTTCAAGCAATGACAATGCAGTGTAGTATTCTAGAGTCTCAATACGACGATCTAGTTTACCAATGTCACGCATTGTGTAACGACGATTGTCGATTGTTTCAATAGCAACAGAACCTGCGCTTGGGAACAATGTGTATGCAGATACACGTAGTTTAGCAAGCAACATGCCAATAGATGGATCTTTTGGTTCTTCTGGTGATAAGCTTGACACACCTTCAATTGTGAAGAACTGTCCATCTGGACTTAATGCCAACTTGTCTGAACGTGGCAAGAAGTATGAATAACTTGTTGACGTTTCGAAACCGATTTTTGGCAATTCAGTACGTGATGCACCAGTACCATTGAAAGTTGTATTAGCATCATCGATACGTGGACGGAAGTCCATAACGTCAGCCAAGGCAACTAAACCTGTGGATGCGTAATAGTATGGAATTCTGTTGTATGGAATATCTTTGTATGAGTTAACAGTGAAATAGTCACCAGCAGTACTTGTGCTGTGTGAGAAATAATCAAAGATAACACGAACTGCACCAGTTGGAACTGGGTAACCATCTTTACGGATGATCTTTGATACACCGTAGTGAGTATCACGTTGACCATTGTCGAATGTGAACCAATCAGTAATATCAGTTGTCACTGATGGATTAGAAGATGCTGTCCATGTACCAACTTCAGCCATGAGAATAGAAACAACACGAAGAGCGTCAGCTTTTCCAAGTGACAATGTATTGCTATTAACATCAGTTTGACCAAAGTCAACGATTGCATTTGACTTTAACGTCTTTGTCTTTTCGTATGCAGCAGTGCCACGTTTACGAACTGGAGCAAATACACTATATGACTTGCTAGCTGTTAAACCACCAATTGTCACTTGCGTTTCATTTAGACCAGTAAATGTTACACTTGATGGAGTAACAATAACACCATCAGTCTTGTTAACAACGATCCAATCATTTAATGATGTTGCCGCTGGGTTGAATTCTGAACCAAGTGTTGTAGCACCGATAGCATCAGTGATATTGATTTGCAATTCTGTGTTACCAGAAGCAACAGTACCATCAAATCGTTGAGTTGTTGTGTAGTTTGTACTATTATCTAAATCGTTTTGCAAGCGTACATTACGAATAAACGAATATGCTAATGGGAATAATAGAGGCAAATCACCAGGATTTACAATAGCTGTTTCAACACGAGCGTATGGTGCAGCACCAGAGAAAGTGCCAGTAAATGCAGCATCGATAGTGACTGATATAACACCACTAATATTGTTAATGCTTACAACACGACGTTGTTCTGCACCAATAGATGTTGTTGTACGAATGTAATCGCCAGCTTTTAATTGTGCAGTAAAATCAGCACCTGCAGAACCATTGATCTTTGTTGGTGTACCTGATTCTGGTAAAATCAAACCGCTCAATGTTGTGTAAACACCAGTAACGTCTGCAGCGATATTTAGAATTGTTGTACCGCTATCAAAGAATACTTGCTTAACGTCACGTTCTATTGTGTAACCATTGATCATTTCAACATCAAACAAGTATGCACGATACACACCAGTTGATGTACCTGGAGTTCCAGAATCAAATTCGAATGCACGAATGCGAGCAGTACCAACTTGTGTACCTGAACCAGCAGTTTGTGGGTTTGTTGAAGGTGTTAATCGATTGAACAAACTAACTTTAGGAAATTGTGAGCAATCAACTAAACCACGAACGTTAGTAACCAAAATGTAGTTACCATAGTTGATTGGAATAGCGTCATCACCGATATACGCGAATTCACGAGCCTTAGGTGCTTTTACATATTCAGTAGAGATTTTTTCTACTTCATAACCTTGAACATAAGCTTTGCCTGGTTCAACAGCTACAGCGATATGATCATCGCTACCACCTTTTTCAGGTGTTAAGTAACCACGATTGAAAGATGGAGTCTTTGTATATGACCACTTTAATACACCATCACTAATAGCGTTTTCTGGATATGGATTAGTTGCATCAAAATTAACTGCTGGAGTGTCAGAACCTGATACGCCACCAGTCAATGCAGTGAAATAGTTTCCACCAGATGTAACGATATCACCCATCAAATAACTAGTAGCAGTTGTCCATTCACCGCGATTGTTATTGCGGTGTTCACGAACAGAAACTTTAAATGGAGAAACTGTGTAATGACCAGATTCGTCATATGTACGACGAGCCAAAGTCTTTGTCAATAGAGAGTAATCAGTTTCTGTAACACGTAATTGAATTACACCATTATCAACACGAATTAATTCGATGAAGTTAGAATCAGATACAGAATCTAATGCTAATTGTGTAAATGTCAATGTGATCTGATAACGATGTGCACCTGGAGCATTAGCGTTAGGCGCACCATTTGCGTTATCGTTCAATGTTGAATCGCTACCAGAATCAACGATATTTTCTTGAACTAACAAACCGATACGACGACTTGGCTTGTTATTGTATTTGTCAATAATAATAGTTTGTGAATCTGCAAGTGTGAATTGACCTTTAACAAAGTAAATACCACGCTCAATAGATGCAATAGAACCTACGCCAATTGTGCCAGTTCCTGTTTTAATTTGCACAGTACGCTCTACACCTGAAACAGTTGTATCAGCACTCGCAATTAACAATTCGCCTGGTGCAAATTGTTTAGTAGTTGTATCAGTACCAGAAGATGTATAACGAACAAACAACGTAATTGGATCAGTGCTTGTTTCTTGTGTAACAGTAGTAACGCGTGCAGTCACACCTGTTGTTTGACCAACAAGTGTTGCACCAACTAAATCAGTTACAATTGTGTTTACGTTAACAGAGTCAGTTTCAGATTCAACTTTTAAATATGTGATTTCCATGTCAAGCGATGATTGACCTGGGATAACCATTGCACCATCTTTAAATAGGTGCAAACCTAAACGTTCAATTTGTGTTTGAAGGTATGTTTGTAGTTGGTTTAATTCACGTACTTGTAAAGACACACCTGGTCTAAATAGTACGCGAAGGTAATTCTTATCCTCGTCATAATCGTCATGATATGGCGTTTGAGAAAAGATTTTTAATGACATATTTTAAAAGCCTTAATTTATTATAATTCTAACACTAGTTTTACGTCTTCGGTCTGACTAGTATTTCTAGTAACTAGAGATAAGTTTTCGATATACACTACGTTACCAGTTAATGGTTCATATTCTGGACTTAGTACAGCATCGACAACAGCTGAAGCGCTACCAATTGTTACTGTTTCACCAACTGCAAAAGTTTTAAAACCTGTTGAAGCATTTTGGTGGAATTTGATTTCGCTATCTGTTGTATTTACACTATCCACCCAAGCGATTGCGCCAGATGTTTGACCAGTTAGAACAGTATCTTTTACAACTGTACCACTTGTTAATGTGTATTGAATAGTTGTTAATGCACTTAATGTTACTGAAGATGAAACTGCTGAAGCTGTCCAATATGAAATATCATCAGCGAATACATCAGAAGTATGATTAGTGTCACAAACATATGATGTATCTTGGTATCGTACGACATCACCAACAACATAATTTGTCGCTGTTACCCATTGACCTTTTAATTCATCGCGTGCATTATTAATTTCTCTAGGATTTGCAACTAGCATGATTTGACGGAAGTCGTTATCAACGATGAAGTCGCCAGCACCGTCAGCTCCAACTAGTTCAGTGTCAATCATAACATAATATGCACCTAATTCGTCAGCTGGATTTGCACCATGACCACCTTTTGGTGAAATTACTGCACGTGCTGTTGCACCGTTACCACTACCACCGCTAATAGTTACTGTTGCGATATCATAACCAACACCAGGAGTATTAATTAGAATTTCAGAGATAGAACCGTCTTGTGCAACAGTAATACCTGATGCGATAACAGTTGCACCTGTACCATTACCTGTAATTGTTACAGTTGGTTTAGTAGTTGAATAACCAGAACCACCAGCAACTACTTTAATGCGATGGATACCGCCTTTAATAGCACTTTGTTGAACATCCCATTGAGATGTTGTGTCATCAGTTAACAATGTAACTACTGGCATGAATGTAGAAGTTAAGAATTTAACAACGTTAATGTTAGTGATAGTATACATGAATTTCCATGCATAACCATCATTATATGATACGATCGTTAAATCACTACCAGTTGGTTTATTGATAGAACCAGATGGACCAGCTTTAATACACTTATAAACGTTCAATTCATCAGTGATGACATAATATTGTTTTGTTGAAAGTGTGCTGTCGCGATCATCATACTCCGCGTATGTTTGACCCGAAATCCAGTTGTAACGAGGAATTGCACGACTAATACCAGCACCCGCGATTTTCTTGAAAGCGATTGCATTAGACAATGCATCAACTTCAGATAAACCTGTGTCTAATGGTAATGGAGGTGCTGATTCTGAACCGCCGCCTGTGACCCAAGTTTCAGTTCTGCCGATGCCCAAATAGTATGTGTTTGGACCGTTACCTGCCAAGTCGTCGATTAGACTATCTGCGTTCTTGTAACGGAATTTAGTTGTAATAATTGCTGCCATTTAAAAGTCCTTAGGGATATGTTGTATTTATATCATCATTCGTAATCGAAATCACGATCGTTTGCCATTGAGCGTTGTCCTGGCATAATATTAGATTTAACACTATATGTAGGAGCACCTTCAGCATTAGCCACCACTACTTGGCCATAATCATCGATAATATCTAATGATTCAAACTTGTATTCATCTAAGTGTTTATATGTTGCACCGAGTGGAGTGAACGCCTTAGATAATAAACCGCTGTTTTCAGTATATGTGATACCAATACCAAATGTACGAAGAGAAACACCACCAACATTTTGCATTTTCATTGCGACAGGTTGAGCCAAAATAGGGATAAGCGGTTTTTGACCTTCAAGCGAACCTGGTTGAGTTAACGGTGATTTGAGTTTTTGTATTGAAGCAAAACTATTAATTTTTACTTGACCAAAGAAAGCAAAACCAGCTGGATGCAAGATTTTAGCTACAATATCTTTCCATGTTTCAACTGTTTTCGATGTCTTAATAACATATGAATAGTCTTGATAATAATAACTATCTTGAATGTATTTACGATCAGATAAAAAGCCATTATTGTCCAAATATCGTTGCTCTGTATTGTCCCAAGCTCCTTCAGATGGTTTAAGCATATCCACACGTGGGAAATATAACTCAATTTCATCTTGGAATAGCAAGTTGAACAATGCTTCGTATGAAGGCAATGATCCTTTAGACAAATATAGATCGCTTAGATGCTTATATAGCTTTCTACGATCAATGCCCTGAATATTTGGAATTGATGCTGCTAATTCACGTTGAATAAACTGCAAAAACTCATCTGGAATTTCGTCAATATTACGTGCATCAACTAATCTGTTGATAATGTTAGCTGGTGAAATAGCATCTTGTTGCTGCCACTCAAAATATGCTTCAATGAATTCAATAAAGCGTGTATTATCACGCAAGTGCTCAGGCAATGCAGCTTGTATTGAATACAAGTCTGGAAGATTAGTTGAAAGCTTACTTCCGTGTAACTTCATATTATTCTTCTTCTGAGTGACGTGAAATAGTTGTATAACCTACACCAGCAGGAGCTCCACCAGTTGCAATAGTATCAACTTGACCGTTAACAGTAACTTGAGACATATCAATGCGTAATAATTGATTACGCTTTGGCGCAATATCTAAACTGTTTGGTAATGCTGTAAATCTTACATAATCGATACCTGTAGGAAGTGCAGTTGGATTAAATGCGTTGACAATAACTGTACCATCAGTTGCAATAATATAACCAGTGTCACTTTTTGTAACAATCTTGGTGTTATTAAGAACTTTATACATTTGTAGTGTATGTGTTCCGCCTTCATCAGAATGTTCTTCGCTAACACCTAATTCTTGTGGCTTATCTTGGATAAACGTTTCAACACCATTTATATAGAATGCAGATGTTTTAATAACACTTTCATTAGAACGTGATGTGTACAATGGTGATGAGAATGTAATCTGATATCTAAGTGGAGTTCCAACAGTTGGATAAATGTATTTTTCCATATAAACACGAATAGACGAGTTCAAAATAGATGGATCACACGTATCAATTAAACGTGATAACTTAGAATGACGGAATACACCATCAAATTGCTTTAAATCACTATCATTATATGCACTAATAACATCTGAAACAAGTTTTTGCAATTCACCGCTTGTGCGTGATGTCAATGCCGGATTGTATTTGAAGAAAACTTCTAAACGTAGATATGTGTATTCTGGATCAATAATTTCTGGTGTGATAGACACAATATTACGTGGTTTTAGAATTTGGTCTTTAATTAATTGCTTTTCAGCTGGTGAAAGAAAGTCACCAGTCTTAGGTTTGACAGAGATATACGCTTTACCGTATTGTGGAGGATCATTTTGTTCTCCACCCCAAACTGCAATTGATTCAACGTTTGAATAGTTTTCTAGAATAGCAGCTTTATAATCATCTGGAGTAACAACACGGTTTTGTGCAACGTATGTCAATGGCGCATTAAATTTAATTGATTGGTTTGATTCTTTTTCAGCACCACCAGCACCTTTTGCAATAGTTGCAATATCAAGTTCATCGCTTCCAGCAATATCACCATTAGATGTGAATAAAGAAGCACCATTTGCATCTGGTCCATCAGTTGATAACCATTCGAAAATTACAACATTACCTGCTGTTAATTTTTTAGATGTAATGCCATCACCGAAATAAATTTCAAACTTACCATCTAAACCTTCTTGAATATAATATGCTTTAGACTTGTAATTAGATGATGTGAAGTTTTTAGTTAATGTGTAAACATCATATGCAGTCTCTGACATATTTTCTTTTACTTTAACAACTAGCGTTTCACGATCGATGTTAGTATCTGGAATTTCAAAGTATTGCGTAGAATCAAATGAATCAACAATATACGAAATGTTCTTTAATGTACCTTGTTTTAAGGCAACGTTTGTAAACTTATAAACTCCAGCAACTGGAACAGTATTAATTGTCTCTAAGTTCGTAAAGAAAAACTGTTTATCATTAATAATTGTTGAAAATTGTGCGCCGCGATTTAATGTAATCGATGTTGGAGCAACTGATGGATTCAAACTATCAATTGGGTTTGTAACAGCGATATCAACGATTGCTGTTGCTGCAGCACGTGAACGTGGAACATATCCAAGCATTTTTGCATGTGATACAATGTTATTACGACGATCTGCTGAGTCAAGGAATACTTCATTCAATGACATATTAGCATTCATAGCATTATAATGTGTATTATATGCTAACAAGTCTAATAACATGTTCATGCCTGAACCATCAAAATCATAATCGGTAAATTTACCTTGTCCTTGTAAGGACTTCATATGAGCTTTAAGGTTTTCCTTGATTTGGAAAAAATCTAATTCTGTGACTTTGATAGCCATTATCTTAATCTCTCTAATACGATATCTGTTGTTACGACTTGTTGTGAAGATAAAATTTGGAATTCCAAAGTCAATCGATATGAATTGTCATCTTCTTGAAAATCAGATGTAATATCTAACACACGAACTCTAGGTTCAAAGTTTTCAATTGTTCTATTTACTGCTTCTTCAATACTATGCATTGTGATTGGATCTGCAGGTTCAAATAATAATCCACGTACGCCTGAACCAATTTCAGGTTGAAATGGTCTTTCGAAAAAACTAGTCAAAACTAGATTAATAACTGAACGCTTGATTGCTTCAGTGTCTCGAATTGGATTAATATCACCAGTTACTGGATTTGGTCTAAATGCTAAATCCAAATCTGCGTATGGTGTTTGTCTAGCAATGAATTTAGACTTATTATTTGATATATCAAGCGAAATATCTGATAGTGTTTGTGTACGCATACTACTATTTATTAACCCTTCAACGCATTATATGCTTGTTCTTGACTTTTTACTGCTTGCGCATAGCCATGAATTTTAGATGGGTCTTTTCCTGGAGAACCAGCATTGACGATACTACGACAGTTGCCCCAATCTAATTTGTCAGCCCATGCATTGACGTTTGTACGCTTAAAATAATAGCAAGCAGTTTCAATGGCAATATTTTTGTCTTTTGCAACTTGATCTGGACTTGTTACTAGTCTATCGTCACCATAAATTGACTTTGACGCACGAAGATAGTTTTCTTTAAACGTCAATTGGATTAAACCACGTCCACGATATTTCCAACCATCACCTGGCTGTGGATCTAATAATTTACGACCAACCATGTAGATAATATTTGCGATTTTCTCAGGTTGACGTTGAACTTTTACAGCATCTTCATATGTTGGGAAACGAATACGACCTGGATTTAAATTATTAAACAAGTAGTCAGCATTATAATTTAAGTTTTCTTCTAATGTGGTCCAATTTGTCTCAGTTTTACAGTTACCAATGAATGCAGCCACACGTTCAGGTGTAGTAATATTGTATTTAGGTAACATTTCATACATTGCATCAAACCAAGTACCAGCAGCTTGTCCACCAGCAGCAATTAATTTTGCTTTAGTAAAGTTGAATGTGAAACCACGCGTTGGAGCCTCGCTTGGAGCTTTTTCAGCCGCAGGATTTGATGAAGGCGCGACTGGTGCAGTAGGTTTTTCAACTGGGATCTGATATGTGCCATCTGGATTTGGAACACTCTCAACGTTAGGTACTGTTTTACACAAATCGCTCACTAAATTTTCTAGTGTTGCGGCTTGAATAAGTTCTTGCGTCTTTTGGAATGTTGTACTAACATTACCTAACAATTGATCCATTTGTGCGAAGATGTCTTTACCACCTTGTACTGTTGTACCTTTTGGTTTTGGAATCTTGTCAATCGTCTTATCAAGATCTGGTACAGTTGGCCCAAATTGTTCTTTTAACTGTTTTACCTTTGCAGCGTATTGTTCAGGTGTCAAATTTGGAAGATTAGCTAATTCTTGTTGCAAATTTGTAGCAATTGGTGCTTTTTCATTCACCTCTGCCAATTTTGCTTTTACTGTGGCCGCAATAGAGCTAACATCGCCAAGAGATTCTAATCCACCCTTTAGTTTGTCTTTTAAACTATCAATTCCTGCCATAGCTTCTTCTAATGCAGCGTTCACACCACATGGAGAAATGCCAGGCACAGTTGGTAATTCAACTGTTGGAAGTGTTGGCGTCAAATCGTCGAGATTTGGTAATTTAGGAGGAATATTTTGTAAATCTGGTACTGTAACTTCGAAAGCCATATATTAATCCAATGCAATTGAACCAGCAGTGACTTGGAATTTAGATCCTGAAGTCATTGTAGTAGATGTTGATTCTGTTGTTAATGCTGCACCAGTTTTAACAGCGATTGCACCACTAACATCCATAGAAAGCGTTGCATTACACTTCAATTTCCAATCAGCTTGTGAATTAAATTCTAATCCCGACGTTGAAGTTAATGTTTGTGATGCATTTGTAGAAATAGTTTGATCACCAGTTGAGAAAATTGATAATGTGTCCATATGAATCATATCAGTTGCACCTGTTACAGACAGTGATGACTTACCACCAATCGATTCAGTCTTATCTACGCCAATCAATAATTGTTGATTTTTACCAACACGTGTTAGGAAGTCTTCTTTAACGTTTAAGTTAAAGTTACCAACGACTTCAAACGCATCATTCTTTGTGACTTTTGTATTTCTATTTCCATGAACTTTAAGATTATAATCACCACCAACTTCCATAGTATAGTCACCTTTGATTAGATGACGCATATTACCTTCTACAGTGATGGTTTGATTACCACGAATCAGAATACTTTCATCATGAATGACAATTTCATAATTATCACCTGAAATTTTAGTTAATTTATCACCATCTGGGAAAATTTCATAGAATGTGCCGCCTGGGTGATATTCTACAATGCGAGGATTGCCATTTGTATCATCATATTCGCGAACAATTCCAGATTCAGTCTCATATACGTGTACAAATGGATATGAACCTGCAACTCCGCGACGTGGTTCTGGTTCATCCCAAGTTTCACGAGTTTCTTCTTTAGCAGTTGCAGAAACAGTTGCTAAGTTAGGCGCTGTAGCTTTTTCAATGCCTTTTACCATTTCACCATATCTTGAAAAATATGATTGGTGCGCTTTCCATTCTCCACGAGCAACTTTGCTCACATCAGTTTCATTGTACCAACGTGGATATCGACCTTCATAGTCTTTAAATGCTGTACGTTCACTTGATTGTTGTGTTGGTTTACCATGAATTGATCCCATAACAATAGGATCTTGGCAATTATCACCATCAGCAAAGAAACCAACAACCCATGAACCTTCAACTAAACCAGTTGGAGAATGACCAACACCTGAAATAGATGCTGATGTTGGAGGCATCATTACATGTGCCCATGGTAAATCACCGACAGTGATCTTGTTTAAATCATCAGTATGTAAACCAAAAATGCGTACACGCACACGACCCAACTCTTGTGGATCATCTCTGGCCTCAACTACGCCAGTAAACCAATTCATATAATTTTTCATCTACGTACCTTAGGCTTTTTACCAATAGAATCGCGAACGCAATCCATAATAATACTATACTTACCATCAATCAACTTGTGATGCACATTCATTACTAGATATTTTCCAGAAATGTACTCGTTTGCATCCTTAGTATTACCACGAATAGATGGACGATCACGATCAACTTCAAATTCAATAATTTTACCTGGCGTTAAATCGATTCTACCACGAACAACCATATTCATCTTAGTCATTGATAGACCATAAATGAATGGATCAGTTTCTAGTTTAGTAAATTCAACTTCATTATTGTAGTTATTAACTCCATCAATTGCAAATGCATTTGAATTTTTATTTGCAAGATGGTGGATCGCATCATACTTGTTCAATGATTTTTCATGCACTTTAAAATTATCATTGATGAATGGTTGCTTATCTAGGTGTGGCTTTTTATCAAAATTATCAAGGCAGTCATACTTAATAAATTTGTATGAGCGTGATCCAATATCAACTGTGTGCATTGCGGAACCAAATGTGCCGCGTAACGCATTCTTGTATGTGTTTGAATAATCTTTTAAATCATATTCGATCGCAACATTAAATGATGCTTCTAATTGTTCGCTATCATTCTTCGCTGCAGTTCCACCTTTATGCACAAATTTATTATACACTGGTTTATTAAACATCGTTGTGTATGATTCTAAAATAAAACCATCATTGAATGTTTCATAAAATGCAAATGGAGTTTGTCTTGTGTCCATTGATCTGCGAGTTAACCAATCGATTGCCTGGAATGGATTCCAGTTTGGAATGATTACACGATAATTGCCATTAGTTTCTTCAAGGGTTTTAACTTTACCCTTTAGGTAATCACGTACGATACCATCAATAGCTTTAGAGAATTTACCGCTATATGCTTGGGAAACCAATGTCAAACTATTCATTAATTGCTCAGGTGTAATTAACTTAAGCGTGTACATTGCTGCTTGGTTATTTGCACGAATGTAGTTTTCAACTGCACCAACATAAAATACTTTAGTAAGTTTCTTCCCACCTTCAACCAATTTGATAGTGATCTTCTCTTGACCTAAAATTGGTGCTGATTCTAGAAAGTTGGCAGCATCCATAATACCAAGTTCAACCTTAATATATGGTGACATTAGTGATTCATAAATGTCAATAGAAATGACAAGATCCTTCATTTCTAAGGATTCACCTGTAGACGACTCTAACATAATAGAGTCGATTGAATAATCAAATTTACCTAATGACATTATGCTTGTTCTGGATTAATTTGGTTGAAAAATTCTGCTGCAACTTTGGCAATATATTGTGGCTTGATGACTTGAATAATTGCTTTGTCATCGTTTAACGTACGTTCATATTCTTCATTAGATACTGGCAATGCACCGCTATCATAACGACCAACTACATTACCGCTTACATCTTCAAAATGATGGACGACATCTTTATATGGACGTTGACCACTAATCGTGATAGTAGAACCTGAAGTTAAACCAATAACAAGTTCATCATCTCTGAATTGACCTGTAATGTTGTCGATGCGAATAACACCAGTGTTGCTATCCTTTTCAATTAATCGTGCACGAGCACCAGATTGTGTACCACTAATAATTTCATTTTGCACAAATGATGTTGAAAAATCATTAATGATAGTTGTATTACCAATCACAGCAGTTTTGTTTGTTGTTAATGCATAACCTTCATACTTAACACTGATCATATTTTCAAATTCTAGTGTCGATAAAGGCCAGTCAGCAAATGCATTAACTAGATTCTCGTTGACCATGAAAAATGTCCAATAATAATCTACTGTGTTATACAGTTTCATTGACACGTGATCTGGTCTTTCGCCATCTTGAATTGTATATGATGTGTATAAAATTATGTTATCGCGTGTCTCAGGTTTTAATCTGACTGCTCTAAAGATATTAGTGACTTCAATAGGTTTACCATTGGCATTAATATCATAGAGGATTGTTGGGAATCCTTGGAAGTAATATGACATATTAAACTTTCTTTTCCACAATCAAGTTTCTGTTGATTGCTTTTGATTCTTGGAATGTTAATGCCAAATCGATTTCAGATGGCATACCATCATCAAAGAATGATGGCGATGTTGAATTGTAATTGACAGTAACTGCTGTTAAGTATGATTCCATAATACGAATCAAATGTTTGTTCTCACGACCATTTGTCATGTATGTAATCTTGAAAAGATCAGGGAACAAGAACGTTGACATATTAACAGTCTCTGTGCCAGTACTTGGAGTTGCAAGTTCAGGATATGCACATACACGGAAGAACTTAACAATCGCAATACATTCCTCAGCTTCTTTTCTAGAACGAGGGAACATCTTGAAGTTAAACTGGAACTGACGTAATGCAGGTGCCTTGAATAACATTTGTGTATGTGGGTTTACAACTTCACCACGTTCAATAGTTGCTTGAGCTGCTGCACCACCTAACATGCCTTTAGATTGTGATGCATTAGCAACAGCAGATGCAACAGCTGTTTGCATAATGCCTTTAGATTGATCTTTAAGAGTACCTGCAGCTTCACCAAATGAACCAGCAGAACCACCTGCTTTCATGAGTTCACCGCCAGCACCAGTGTCAGCATTATCATATGATAGTGTATCTGCCACAGTTAAGTTCGCTGGCATATATAAAGTTACAGATCCAAGTGCTTGCGATGCATATTTAGCAACACGAAAATCTAATACACTACTCTTTTTCATGCGACCAATAGCTTCGAACTTAATTACGTTCTGGTGATTTGCACCATCTGGCAAATAACGCAGATGATTCTTTGCACCAAGCGCATTGATCGGCAACATGCTTGATATTGACTTTGTAGCAAAGTCTTTGATTGATGATAGGTTGAATGGCATGAAAAATCTCTTTTTATAGATACTGACTCTCTTATTTATATGGCAACTTATCAAGGTTTTTTCCGTCCAAAAAATCCAGCGAAGTATGACGGCGACTTCAAAAACATAGTTTATAGATCACATTGGGAATTGCAATGTATGCGATGGTGTGATGCAAATGATCAGGTATTAAAATGGTCTAGCGAGGAAGTGGTAGTCCCGTACTATTATCCTCTTGACAAGAAATATCATCGTTATTTCATTGACTTGAAATTTACCACTGCACAAGGCACATTCCTTGTTGAAATTAAACCTAAAAAGCAAACGATGCCTCCAAAGAAACCAAGTAGACAAACTAAAAAGTACTTGGAAGAATCCCGCACATACGTTAAAAATCAATGTAAGTGGCAAGCAGCAGATGTGTATGCTAAGGATAGAGGATGGAAGTTTGTTATATGGACTGAGGACACCATTAAATCCATGGGTATTAAATTATTGACATAAATAGAAGTATGGCTACTACTTCATATTTCGACAAAGTGCGTTTAGATAATAATATTGCTGCGCGCACTAATGCATCTCATAGATGGTTCGCTCAAAAGGTTAAATCCTTAGGCGGAAACATTAAAGCTATGGACATGCTAAAGGATCCACACTTCTTAAAGAAGACATCCTTTAAACCAGGTTTCATGTACCATTTCATCTACGATGCTAAAAACAAAGAAACTCTGCCACATTGGGACAAATTCCCATTAATGTTGGCAGTTGGTCCAGCACCTGGTGGTTTCTATGGTCTCAATCTGCATTATCTTTATCCACAAGCTCGTGCTAAATTCTTGGACAAACTAATCGAGAATACAAACAACGACAAGTGGGACGAAACTACACGCATTCGTTTGAACTATAATATGTTGTCGTCGGTCAGTAAATTAAAAGCCTTCGCGCCATGCTTTAAACATTACTTGTTTGAGCATGTCAAATCACGTATTATGTTAGTACCATCATCAGATTGGGAATTGGCATTATTCTTGCCAACTGAGAATTTTGTCGGTGATAAGAAGCGTAATGTTTGGAAGCAATCCAAAAATAGTATCACAGGATAATACATGGAAATCGACAAGTTTAAATCTGTACTAAGCAAACGAGGAGGTCTTGCACCTAGCAATCGTTTTGCTGTATACATGGCACTACCTTTAATTAGCTTTGACCCGCAAAATTTAATTGCAAGGGCTTTAGGTCAAGGTACCAAGCAGCCATTCGTAAATGACCCACGAGATGTCTCTATCCTATGCGATAGCGTATCTTTACCAGGTCGTCAAATATCAACTAATGACTTTATGACATCTCTTACACCAAAGAAGATGCCATACAATTACATCAATGATGATGTGACTATGTCATTCCACATTACAAATGACCATTTCATGAAGAAGTACTTCGAGAACTGGTTTAATCGTATGTTTGATCGCCGTAATGGTGTCATGAAATATAAGTCTGATTACACAACTGATGTAATCATTCAGCAACTAGATCAACGAGATGTGCCTGTTTATACATGTACATTGAGAAACGCATTCCCAACAACAATCACTGGGTATGAATTGTCTAATGCTTCTGAGAACACAACTCAGAAAATGTCTATTACCTTATCTTATGACGATTGGTCAGAAGAAGGTTTCGTAGAATCTGTACTATCGAAAGGCAAGGTCCTTCTTGGTTCTGTCGGTCGTACATTTGGTTTTTAATTTATAGGAGTATATTATGTCTTTACCAATTATTATTAACACAGCGAAGTTTGAAGTGGAGCTTCCATTAAGTAAGCGTACAGTTGAGTACCGTCCTTACTTAGTCAAGGAAGAAAAGATTCTTATGATGGCCATGGAGTCACGCGATGAAAAGCAGATTCTAAAGGCCACGCAAGATATTATCGAGGCATGTACCTTTAATAAGGTTGATGCCCGTAAACTCCCAACTGCTGAACTAGAATTGCTTTTCCTTAAGCTACGTTCTAAGTCAGTTGGTGAATCAACAACAGTTGGTTATAAGTGCAAGTCATGTGAAGTAGAACATGAGATTACAGTTAATCTGGACGAGGTAACAATTGACACAAGCAAGGTTGCCAATCCAAAGGTTATGCTTACAGATGATGTTGGTGTTATGCTTAAGTACCCAACGACGGCAGACATTAACAAGATCATTGCAACTAAAACTGACTCAGAGGTAACAGCAACATTTGGCATTATTGTATCATGTATTGATGCAATATTTGATGCTGATAATGTCTATGAAGCCTCTACATTAGAGCGTAAGGATATCGATCAGTTTGTTGAATCTTTGAATTCACAACAGTTCGATAAAATTAAGAATTTCTTTGAAGGTATCCCTAAGTTGAAGAAGGATGTATCTTTCGATTGTACAGCATGTGGCACACACAATGATGTTATTCTCGAGGGTTTGCAGAATTTTTTCGTCTAAGTCTCTCTCACGATAATTTGGCCAATCATTATACGGCCAATTTTATCATGATGCAACATCACAAGTATAGTCTAACTGAGCTTGATCATATGTTGCCGTGGGAGAGAGAAATTTATGTTGCGTTGTTGATTGAACACATCAAAGAAGAAAACGAGCGAATCAAAGCTCTTAACAATAAGTACAAAAGATAGGTACATAAATGGCTAAAGCTAAGTATGTAACCTCTGGATCAAACATTCAAGAATTGATCGCAGCGGTTCAACAATCATCTAAGATTCAAGAGGAAATGAGACAGGATAGTGTTTCCTCTGAGTTCATCCTGCGCAATATTGCAAACAACATAAATGATGCAGCTGAGGGTATTATTGCCATCAAGGAACTTATGGTTGGTAACAATCTAAAGAACCTTGAAACTCAGAAAGAACAGAACAAGATGCAAGACGATATTCTCGAGGCATTGAAAGGGATTAAACCAAAGGCAGAGGCGAAAGCCGAGGCCAAGGGTGATTTTTCCTGGCTTGGTCTTGCAGGTTCATTGATTGCTGGTTTAGTTGCTGGTGGTGTTGGTTTTATTACTGAGTATGTTGCATCATTCGCCAAGCTATGGTCAGTCCTAGGTGATAAAGCATTAGGCATGATCAGCAAGGTTTTAAAGTGGGTTGATACCAAGACTGGTGGACTAGTCACGAAGGTCGCAGAGGTCTTCACAAAGGTCGGCGAATTTTTCGGTAATATCTGGGCCAAGACAGCGGAGAGTTTCAAGGCAGTTAAGACTTTCATCTCTGAGGGTTTTGCCAAGTCATTGTCTTTCATTGGTGACTTCTTTAAATCAGGCATAGGCGAGCAGATCGCGAAATTTTTTACCTCTATGAAGGACGGTATTAAGAACGTCTTCAGGTTTGAGGAATTAGGCAAGGATATTGCTAATCTATGGACGGACATCAAGGGCATTTTTGGTATGATGTTCGGACCAGATTCATTTATTGGTAAGATCTTCTCAGGCGGCGGGGGAGGCATGATCGATGATGTGCTTAAGTCATTGAAGAGTGTATTCACCTTCTTCGACCCGCTTATCTCATTCTTCAAGAACTTCGGAAAAATTCTAGGTAAGCTAGCTGTCCCGCTCCAGGTTATCATGTCTATCTTTGATACTGTATCAGGTGCCTTAGATGGTTGGAATAATACTCAGGGCGGTTTCATGGACAAACTCTTCGGGGCAATCTCTGGTGGTTTGACTGGTCTTCTTAATGGTCTAATCGGTGGTCTACTAGATCTTCTAAAGGACGGTATGTCCTGGATCCTAAACCTTCTAGGTTTCGAGAACGCCTCTAAATTCCTTGACTCCTTCTCGTTCGAAAAGTTAATTGAAGAGGGCGTCGGCGGATTTTTCAACTTCGTCAAGGGCATGATCGACTGGGTTGTGGGTGTATTTAATTCAGGCATCGACCTCGCGAAATCCATAGGCCAGAAAGTATTAGCCATCGGAGATATGGCCAAGGACTTCATTAAATCTATCCTTCAGGCTGTATTACCTAAGCCATCCTCTGATATGGCATCTGTATCATATTGGGCGGGTAAGGCGATCCCAGATGCTGTATACGAATTTGCTGGTATGAATCCGAAGACAGGCGAGGCACTAGCTAAATCAACTGCTGAAAATTCTCAGGCAAAAACTGAGAACGCCGCAGCACAGGCTGATGCATCTCAGAAGCCGGTAGTAGTTGCAGGCGGAGGAGGCAATAGCAGCTCAAGCAAGACAAGCCATACTGCTGTTGTATCTGCTAAATCAACGAAGTTTGACAATGAAGATATGTGGGCTAGAGGCGTCATCATATGATGCATCCGCGAGGCGCAACAATAATGTAACCAACTGTAGTTACACTGCTCATCCCCTGGGAGGATTTTCCCCCAGGGGATTTTTTTCGTCTGTACAACTGGGGAATAAAACTGAGAAGGTACTGATCGTACTGGGGAAGGCTGTATTTCCCTGGGGAAATTAGAAATTTCTGAGGTCTCGCTGAATCAAAAAGAGTACTGTTAGGGGGATACCCAACGCAAAAGGGAACCTTAGCTGTCCCTGGCCTAATCGCTGCTGTCTGCTGCTGTTATTCTAAAAAAAGAGCAGCTGCTCCATTACTGTATCTCTACTGATAGGCAGCTGCTCAAACCCTATTAGTTGGTCAGCACATAGGTTGCCAGATCCTTCCACTCCTTGTTAGATGCACGAATCTTACACACACTGATCAATGTACGGAGACTGATCTCTTTGGCTTCATCCTTAATCTCACGGATCAGGCTGAGTGCATCTGTCTTGATCTTACCTTCGTACTCAGGAAGGAATTCATCTGATTGAGCAATGTGTTCCATACGGTCAATCTTCTGATCATCTGTCATTGTCA